GCATTATATAAAGCCATTACCAAATTCCTTTATGTTTTGAAGCAGTACCACTGTATAATTTTCCATTTGCGTAGTCTTTTAAATTGAAACGTTTACTCATATCTCCACGTGATACCATTGGTAATAATGTTATTGTAAGACTAATTTTAGTAGGAACATATGTGGGTGTTGCTATTTGATTTGATTTGAATTTAGGGTTGTTAACAACTGCACCTTTATTCAAATTAGAACCTTCTAGTCTTAACATTGAACTAAGAAATGATTTTGCTTTCTGAAATATATTTTGCGGGGGTGCAGGGGTATCTTCTGTTTTACCCGGTGCCGCATTTGGTTTCTGACTTGATAGTACTCCGGCTTTGATGTAGTCTACGTCTTGTGGTAGTTGATAGCTAAAACTTGATATAACTACCGGATGTTTATCAAATTGAAACTGGCCGTAACCACTTAAGTATAACATTGGCGGGGGAGTTCCGTTAGGCGGATTAGTATCTTGACCATAAAACATTTTTGTAGCGGATCTAAAGAAGTGAATTACTGCTAATAGATAATTTGCTTCAGCCGTGTCTTGTGCTGTAAATTCAGCAGTAATTGAGATATCGCCAACATTACTATTCTTGTATTGAAAGATTTTATAATTGTTATGTGTAATGTCAATGGGATCATAGTTGGCAGCATAACTCATATTAATGCTAGGTGTGTATGGAAAAATCACGCCCTTAGTTTCTTTTAATGGTGCAAGAATTCCCGGTTCAGGATCCATGTAGAAGAAATAAGCACTATCGGCTAATGTTAGTTTAACTCTCCAATCAGTACTAGCAGGAGTTGCTGGAATTATCGGAGTGTTATTAGTAGCAGTGCTTGCACTAGTAGCCCCTGCTTGATAATACCCTGAACTTAAATTATTAACACTAGCAGTATCACCGGGTGCTAGCTGTTCTGTAGTTAATCCAGGTACCTCAGTGGTTGCTCTGGATCCTAGCCCTCCTTGATTAAATGCAATACCCGCCGCCGGTGTTCCTGGATTTGCTGGAGTTGAAACAATAGGAGGTTCGGGGTATGTCGGGGTAGAAAATATGCCAATCTTTGCCGCAGTGTCTGATATAGGCGCAGGAACTGACACTGGATTAGTGGTTACTGCATTGAGAACGCTAGCCTGTGTTTGTGCTAGTGCTTCTTGTCCCGGATCAACAGGTGGTGCGATAGAATATGCCATGATTAAACCTTTGCTAAATATATTTATCGCTACTAAAAAGTGCTATTTTTACCTTTTATTAATAAAAATAGTTGCTTTTTGACTACAAACCTGATATAATACTATCAAGGAAACTTCAACCACTTATGACAATCATAACAAAAAAACCCGTAAATTATTTAAATAACAAGGACATTTTAAAAGAGATTCACAGTAGCAAAAACTCATATTGCACATTTCTAGCAGAAGCGGATCATAGATATGATTTTATTGTGGATATGCCCCAGTCTAGTATTCCTCAAAGCCTAGAATACGCATACAAACCAGAGAACATTCAGTTAGCACGTGAAACTAGGGCTGAGAGGCTAGACATTGAACAAGGGCTTACTAAGGGTACGACTGACCCAATGTCTATTCCTACAACAGACTTAGTATTTCGTGTAATGACTTGGGATCATATTCCGGTCGCACCCAAACAACCTCGCAAGGTAGATAAAAAGAAAACTGCTAAAGATATCTTTGAATTTGAGGGTGATGCGGACGAAATTTTTGCTGATTTAGAAGATCCTACTACCGCTAAAGAAGTTGACGACATGGTACATGTCAAAGTCAACTTCCCGCCCTTTCAGCACTATCGTTTAGATAGTACAAATACTTTTAAAGTTATCGGAAAGAGTCATTGGAAAGGTGATTTAGAAAATGGTGAGTTTGGTAAGGATCAAGGAAACATTACTAATAAACTTGCCCGTATGTACATCATGCTATGTGAAAAATATGCAATGAAATTTAATTGGCGCGGGTACACATACAACGATGAGATGCGTAACTCGGCTATTCTACAACTTACATATGTTGGCTTACGTTTCAATGAAGCCAAATCTGCTAACCCATTCGCTTATTACACTGCGGCTATTACTAATAGTTTTTGTCGTGTATTAAATTCCGAAAAACGAAATCAAAATATACGTGATGATATTTTAGAGATGAATGGGCTTAATCCAAGCTGGTCACGCCAGGGTCTTGGAACTAGTTCTACTGTTTACGAAGAATAATTTTAACCGTTGGTGTTGCTTTGTAGCACCAACTCCTATATAATTAAGAGATGACTAACCTTTTCAAAAAAGCCGCAGTATTTACCGATATCCATTTCGGCCTTAAGAGCAACAGTTTACAGCACAACCAAGACTGTGCTAATTTCGTAGACTGGTTTATTAAAAAAGCAAAAGAAGAGGGTTGTGAAACCTGTTTCTTCTTGGGTGATTATAACCATCACCGTGCTAGTATTAATATTCATACGTTAACTTTTGGTCTACAAGCACTTGAGAAATTAAGTGCTTCATTTGACCAAGTATTCTTTATACCCGGCAATCACGACCTTTACTATAGAGACAAGCGAGATATTCACAGCGTTGAATGGGCTAGGCATTTACCTAACGTGACAATCGTTAACGATTGGTTCAGTCGGGGTGATGTTGTTATTGCGCCCTGGCTTGTACAAGATGATTATAAGAAAGTACAAAAGTTATCTGGCAAATATATGTTTGGTCATTTTGAATTACCAAGTTTCTTTATGAATGCTATGGTAGAGATGCCCGATCACGGTGAGATTAGTAGTGAACATTTTACTGGCTTTGATACAGTATTCAGTGGGCATTTTCATAAACGACAAGCAAAGAAAAATATTTGGTATATCGGTAATGCTTTCCCACATAACTATGCTGATGCAGGTGATGATGCACGTGGTATGATGATATTAGAATGGGGGGTTGAACCAGTATTTCATAGCTGGCCAAGACAACCCATATTTAGAGTACACAAACTCAGCGATATCTTAGAAAACCCTGAGGGGTTGCTATTAATTGATAGTCATGTTAGAGTACATCTTGACATTGATATTAGCTATGAAGAGGCAAATTTCATACGTGAAACCATGATACCAGAACATAAACTACGTGAAATGACATTGATACCTATGAAGGTCGAACAGACAGAAAATCAAGGCTTTGATGGTCTTAAGTTTGAAAGTGTAGATCAAATCGTCATTGACCAGATTAACGGCATTGAATCAAATACATTTGACAAACGAATCCTATTAGAGATTTACAATAACCTATGAAGATACCCAGAGAAGTTAGAGAATTAGAATCATTGATTAAAGTAAACAAGCATTTGGGTATTGCTTTATCTGAATTAACTCATACTCATTCCTATATAGGTAGTTTGCGTGAACAAAAAAGTTTGATTAAAGTTAAGCTGAAATTAGAAGGTATAATAGAACGAACATTGAGGGAAGAGAAATCATCCAAAGATAGTTTTTTTAGAAAATTAAAATGATATTATTAAAGAACATTACATTACGGAACTTTCTATCAATCGGACAAGTCACACAAGCAGTTGACTTTAACCGCCAAGACTTAACACTTATTCTAGGTGAGAACTTAGACTTGGGTGGTGACGGTGCTCGTAATGGTACAGGTAAGACTAGTCTTATTCAGGGTCTAAGCTATGCATTATTCGGTGTGCCCATTAACTCAATCAGAAAAGATAATTTAGTTAATCGTACAAATGGAAAGGGTATGTTAGTTACACTTGAATTCAGTGTTGGTGGCATTGACTATAAGATTGAGCGTGGTCGTAAGCCAAATCTATTACGATTTTATGTAAACAATGATTTACAAAAAGGTACGGATGATGCACAGGGCGAGAACAAAGAAACACAAGTAGCAATTGAAAAAGTACTATGTATGTCTAGTAGTATGTTCCGTCATATTGTTGCATTGAATACATATAGTGAGCCGTTCCTAGCATTAAAATCAAACGAACAACGTGAAATCATTGAACAGTTGTTGGGTATTACTTTATTATCCGAAAAAGCAGAAACAATCAAAGTATTGTTAAAAGAAACTAAAGACGGAATACAAAGCGAAGAATATAAAGTCAAAGCTATTGAAGAAGCCAACAAGCGTATTAAAGAACAGATTGAAAGTTTGATCCGAAGACAAGGACTTTGGCAAAAGAAACATGATAGTGACTTAGCTTACCTAGTTGCACAATATGATGAATTAGGACAGATTGACATTGATAAAGAGTTATTGGCACACAAAGACTTAGCCATTTATAATGTCAAGAAAAAACAAAAAGATACACGTGATTCATTGTTGGCTCGCCAAACTGCGTGGAAACAAAAACAAGACAAGGATATCAATGATTTACTGGCTAGCGGTGAGAAGTTATCTAGGATTGATATTGTTCAAGAAATTCTAGCACATAGATCATTAGCTGAATATAGTATTAAGTCAAAAGAAATTGAAGACCGAGATAAAGATATTGCTCGGCTAAACAAAGACATTGACAAAGAAAAAAAACTAATAGATAAGCTAAACGTTGAAATTATAAAATTATTAGCACATCAATGCTATGCCTGTGGGCAAGATTTCCATGATGAGCAACATACAAAAGTCTTAGAAGATAAAGAAAAGATGCTTGCAGATGCACAAAATCATGTTGCCTCTTTAGTTAATCAAATAAAAGAATTAAACGACAAAGACGTTGTGTTAGGTGACAAGCCAAAGACACATTATAAAACAGAAGCTGAAGCAATCCGTCATGGTAGTGATGCAGAAAACATTCGCACAAAGATACTTGAAAAAGAAAAAGAAGTTGATCCATATGCTGAACAACTAACAGAACTTACATCAGTTGAAGTAGGTCCCATGCCAGTTACTCATTATGATACTGAAACTCAAGCAATTGAACATCGTAGTAAAGTATCTGGGTTGTTGCAGAATATTGAGAGTAAGGCAGCAGAGACTGATCCATATGCTGAACAAGTAGTTGAAATGGAATCAAATGCGTTGCAAGCAATTGACTTTGATGCTATCAATAAACTAACAAAGACTATGGAACATCAGAAGTTTCTATTAGATATTCTAACTAGCAAAGACAGTTTTGTTCGTAAGAAAATTATTGACCAAAACTTGTCGTACTTGAATAGTCGTTTAACACATTACTTAGATAAGATTGGATTGCCGCATCAAGTAGTATTTCAGAATGATTTAACGGTTGAAATTACTGAATTGGGCCGTGAACTTGACTTTGATAACTTAAGTCGCGGTGAGCGTAATCGACTAATTCTAGGCTTGAGTTTTGCATTCCGTGATGTTTGGGAGAACTTGTATTCACCTATCAATACACTATTCATTGATGAATTGATTGACAGTGGGCTAGACACAATGGGTGTTGAAAACGCTATTGCTATTCTTAAGGACATGTCACGTAGACGACATAAGTCTATTTGGCTTGTTTCTCACCGTGAAGAACTAGCAGGGCGTGTGCCCAGTGTCTTAAAAGTAGTCAAAGAAAACGGCTTTACTACATATAGCACAGCGGTAGACGTAGAATAAATTTGAAAGTCACTGATAAGAGATAAGTATATGTCTATGTCATCACCGAGCAAGAACAAAGGATCAGGATTTGAGCGAGAAATCGCAAAATATCTAAGCGAAAAATATAGCGAAAGCTTTATTCGAGCTCCTGGTTCCGGAGCTTATGTTGGTGGCAAGAATCAGTCCAGAACTCAGTTTCTACATGAAGGTCAGATTCGTAGCTTTAAGGGTGATATTGTGCCCGGACAAAGCTTTCCGAAGATGAACGTAGAATGTAAGTTTTATGCTGATTTTCCCTTTCACTTATTATTATCAGGTGAACACAAAATATTGGATTCTTGGTTAGAACAACTACTTGATGTAGCCGATCCAGACGATTTGAATATTCTTTTTATGAAATTTAATCGTAAGGGTCGTTATGTTGCTGTGCAATGCAAGCTAACATGGATCACTGACAATTTCTTCTTCTACGGAAGTGAAAAGTTTAGTGACTGGTACATCATGGAATTCGATTCATTCTTTAAACACAATACCAAATTAGTACAAACATATTCAGCAGACACAAAGTCAAATATAAACACAGACACAAAGTCAAATCTAACTATTGACATTTAAAAAATCGTAGGCTTGGTTGCAAGTCCTCCTTGAGATTGTACAGATTGTGCTGTGCCGTCGGATTCTGGAGTATGCGTATCAGTAATGGTACGGAACACCGAGAAGGCTCTCGTCAAAGCGAACCTTCAATGAGTACATATTTTACTTTATCTTGCGAATATGTAACATGCGTTGCTGAAGAATTAGGCAGAACCTAATAGCTTCAACTACAGTCCCAAAAACCCTACAGAGCAACCGGTGGCGAATAATAACAGAAAAGAGTTGATTATCCGGGGAAGAGATGACTATGGATGACGGGCATGGCAAACATACCTTTACCATTGGTAGTGCTGAATAGCACTACCATGGCTTCAAAGCGGCAATATAGTCCTTAATACAAATTATCAAATTACAATTAGTAAACTAGATAACCGTAAACAATTAAGGACGAGCGATAGCGAGTACTTAGATGAACTGCGTTCATCTCTCAATTAATGAATAGGGTGATTACCGTAATAATAACAAATGATATACCATGGATTAGAAGAACGGCATCTGTGTTTTCTTAGTAGTTTCTAAGTTTTCTTCAATAATTTCATTAACCGATTTTAGTTCATCAGCACTGAGATTGAGTACATCCTCATAGGTTAAGGCTCCACGCATATACCAGGCTATACGTACAGAGTTCTTCTTAATAGCCTTTATATCCCGTTCCATACCATCCATCAGCTTCCCGATACCTTCGGGGTCAAGGTATAGAAGCCTTAAGCGAAAAAATCGCTTACATTCAATGTGAATGCTTGGTCATACTCATTATTGCAATGAGTACATGTTATGTGTAATGGTTGAGTTTGTGTACTTTCACGCAATTTTACACTATGGTCTCTGATAGCTTCAAAAGTTTTCTTATCAGTGTTCATAATGAATTCCATAATAAATGCTCTATCGTTTACTATTGATTCCGGAGTAATCACACAATCAATAGTATCTACTAATACATCAACTGTTGAGTCTGTTATTGTTTTTAACAATTCATTTGACTTTTCGTCTTTTTCAAAGCCGTCAGGTAAGCTGTTAATGTAAATGATACCTTTTTGTATTTCAAATTGTTTTACACTACTACCAGCTAATATTTTGTAAGTTAGTGGGCGAAACTTTATTTTCAATTGGTCTATTACTAGTCCGTTTTCATAATCACCGGGTCTGAAATTATTCAAAACCATACTTAAGTTTACCCCGTACTTTGATTCTTCCTCACATTTATTGCAAGTAGTTTCAATCTCCATTTCAGAACCATTTGTTGCAATTTTAATTGCTACTAAGATAGCATCTAAATCAACTGAGGTTACTTTCCATGGTTGTTTAATTGATGGAATGCAACTAGTAATGATATCTACTACAGCAGTTCCGTTATACAACGCATCTGGAGTTTTGCTAGTGATTTCGTCAATCGCAGTCATTGGATACACAGGCAAGTCTCCGGTCTCTGGAAATTCAATTACTCCCGGTTCATATCCTAATCCACCGCTGGGTAATTTTAAATAAATTCCCGGGCGACGGAAATACTGCTTTAAAGGGTTATTTTCTAAACTCATTATTTCTCCTAAAATGGTAGTTTTTATACACTAAATACAATTACATATATTTATTGGTCAAAAAACACATGGCAACAAATCCAGAAGAAGAAGCAAGACGACTGAACGAAGATACTAAACAAGAGATTGACAGAAGTGCCAGGTCTCTGTCTAGTGCTACTCAAAGTGCCGCTGCCAATATGGGTACGGCAGCTGAGGATATAAGAGGTGGAGACTCTGCTGTATCAGCATCTATAGCGCAAGCCGAAGCTGGGTTTAGGTCATTAGGACAAAGTGCAATAAGTTTTTCTAAAGCACTTACTCAAAATGACGACAGTTTATCAAAATACAACGGAGCAATAGAAGCTGCCGGATCGGGATTATCAAGTCTAGCAACTGCGGCATTTGGTCCTTTGGGTGTAGTTCTTGGTTTAGCAGTCAAAGCGTTTACTGCTTTAGTTGGTGCTAATTTATCACAAGTAGATAAGATAGTTGGTAACTTCAATAAATTGGGTGATTTAGGTGCTGCGGCACAATTCACTTCAACTGAACTTGAGGGAATGTTCAACGATGCGGGGTTCAATACCATCAATGGACAATCTCAGATGATGGTGAAAACCATCACAAGTTTAGGTGGTGATTTACTCAAGTTAGGGGCAACATCAGGTGAGGGTATTAAAACTTTCACACAGTTAGCAAGTTTTAATACTGATAGTTTAGCAGACCAACAAAAGACTCGTAACGAATTTGCTAATTTAGGTTTTAGTCAAGAAAAATTATTAAATGCACAAGCTTCTTTTATGAAAGAGCAAGGTGCATTAGGTTTTGGTAGAAAAAAAGTTGATGACACATTAGTAAAACAATCAACTGACTATACAAAAAACTTATCAGTGTTAAGTGCTATTACCGGCGAGACTACTGAAGCACTACAACAATCACGCCAAAAAGATTTAGACGATTTTGCATTTAATATGTCACTACGTCAATTGGGTGATAGTGAAGCAGGAATGAAACAGCGAGAGTTAGTTCAAACTATGTCATCTCTTATTGGTTCAAATGTAGATGAATCTGCACAGAAAGCATTTAGAGATGTATATGCAAATGGTGCGGCTATCAGTGCAGAAGCACAAGCATTGTCAACCAGAACACAGGGTGCATTTGTTACTTGGACAAATGAGTTTAAGAGCGGTAAGTTAAGTCCAGAAGAATTTATTAATAAATTGAATGAAAGCGGTGAAGCTACTCTTATAAGTATGGGCGCGGCCTTAAAGGCAAGTGGTGAACTTAGAAATTCAATGGGTATTGGTACAAAGACTCTTGAAAATACAGCTAAGAAAATGGTCGAAGGTCAACTAGACGCAACTAAGTCTGCTATTGATGAAAAAATGAAGAAAGTAGATCCTTATACTGATTTCTCAAATACTGTAAAAAATACAACTGACCAATTAGCAAAGATGATGGACACACTTTTAAAATTAACCTTGCCAATGGTAATAGACGCATTTAAGGGAGCGATGCTTGCTATTAGAGAATTAGCAATTGGATTTATGGCAAGTCCATTAGCAAAGCAACTTGGTTTAAACTTTGATGATTTTATAACGGCTGTAACACCTGATGAAGAAGTTGAGAAAAAACAGTATATATTTTTAGACCAACTTGAAAAGAAACAAAAATTGTTAGACGAAGAATCTAAAGCTCCTCTAGTCAATGAAGACGGCACCTCTCCTCGTCTAGATAGTTTAACCCAAGAAGTAGCTGATTTAAAAAAACAAACAGCATTTTGGCAAGAGGAAGCAAAAAAACGTAATCTCCCAGTTTACAAAACATCCGGAGATGCACTTCCTGCACCCAAGGCGGACAATACAACCGCACCTGCACCATCTAAAAGAAACACTAAACTTAATCCCAAACAAGCTAAGAGTGCAACGTCTACTGTAAATCAAGACGCCCCTGTACCAGAATTCAAATTTGGTGGAACTACTGGTGACGGAGCCAGCAATAATTCAAGCAAGCTAACCGGTGGGGTTTTTGATGGACCTATGTCCGGCTATAGAAAACAATTACCAAAAGGTAAAGACTTTGCAGTTGTTCCCTTACCTAGCGGAGATACTATTCCGGTATCGTTTAAGAACGATATGAGTATGGCTTCTATGCCAGCAGATTTGACGGGTAACAAAAATAATCCATTAACTGACACCTCACAATTAACTGATATGATGACTAGTATGATGAATATGCTTAAAGGTAGTGATGACGAACAATCTTTATCTACGTTTGGGGGATCCACATCAACTAATAAAACAACCGGAGTCCTACAATCAGTTACTGACAAATTAGATACATTGTTAGAACGAATTAGACTTAATAACAATTTACAAACTGAACTTTTAGATCATGCTAGAGGATAATCATGTCAAATGAAATAAATGAATTTAGTAGTAATGCACAACAGTTAAATGCTGAAACTGCCAAACTAGCAAAACGTTTAAAGAACTTTGGTAAGGCTACCTTTAGGGATTTGTCTAGTATAACCGGTGGTGTAAGTAAAGCAATAACAACTGCCGGAGATGATGTATCAAAATGGAATATTAGTATAGAAAGGTCTTTTAGTAGTTTAACTAATCATTTTGGCTCATCAAAAAACGGCACAATAAGAAATGTAGCTGCAGGGGTTGAAGGGCTTCTTTCAATTGCAGATGCATTAGTAGGCGGAGTGTTTAAGCAAGTTGACACTGTAATGAAGCTACAGGACAGTGTGTCTGGTGTAGGTATATCTGCTACCAAGACTACTACTGATCTAGTCAATATGGCTAAGTCAGCCGGATATCCTATAGATAAAGCTGGTAAGTTAATGGAGTCTTTCAACTCTGTAGGAGAATCATTAAAGTATTTAGGTCCTAATACAGGAAAAGCAGCCGAAAGATTAGCAAAAGTTTTTGATAACAGAGAAGACCAATTAAAGTATTTAAAACAAGGTCTAAATCCAGAGATGCTGATGAAATATCAAGCAGAGGGTGTAAAATATTTAACTGGGTATGGAGTGAAAATTGGTGAAGATGATAGAGCATTAAGAAAAAGTACCTTATCTTATGTAGACACACTAACTACATTGAGTGTGCTAACCGGTGAAAGTAGAGATCAGGCAGCAACTAGATTAGCCGGACTTAAATCAAATACTTCTTATCAAATTAAGATGAGAGAATTGATAAAAAGTGGTAATAGCAAAGCGGCAGATAATTTTGGTGTTGTATTATCATTGTTAGATAAAGTTAGTCCTGAACTTAATAAGGGTATGGCTGACTGGATTGCAAATGGAACTGCTACTACTGAAGAAGGTAAAAAGATGATGCTGGTTATGGGTGACAGAGCCGCTCAAATAGCAAAAGCAGTTGAAGATGGTACAATGACTGGAGCCGAGGCTGCTAGAGAAGTAGGAGTTGCATATCAAAACTATGCAAAGAAAAATAAAGATGTATTATCAGTTTCAAAAGATTTACAAAATGCATCAGGTATTAATGGCAGAGTATTTCAGGAAACAGAAAAACTTGCCGGAATAAAAACAGAAGAAGATGCTAAAAAACTTATTGCTGAAAAAGCAAATGAACCTGATAAGATAATTGATGCAAAAAATACAATGATTGATGCTGAACGAGAAATGGGTTTTGTCAAAGACACTGTAGTTCAAAAAATGATGCCATTTGCATTAACAGGATTTAATTTATTAGTTGAAACTGTTAAGAAAACTGCGTTTGCTATTGCAGATTTTGGTAGAATTATTGGTGGTGGTAAGTATACCGAAGGCTTTGAAAAAATGATGTTACTAATTGGTAACCCAAAACAACTTGAAGGTATGAAGGCTGATGCCGCAAAGCAATTAGCTGAAATGGATGCTAGAATTGAAAGAGTTAAGGCACCAAACAATAAATTGAAAGCCGCAGAAGAAAGTAGAAAACAAGCAGAAAGTAACTATAAAAATCTTGTGAAAAAAGGTGCGCCTGAGGCAGAAAGAGATAAAGCACTAAAAGCAATGAACGCCGCAAGAGAAGCTGAAACGATAGCAAAAGATGAGAGAGACAAAAATATAGAAAGTGGAACTTCTATTCAACAATTAGAAGCAGAGAGAGCAAAACTGCAAGAAAGAAAAGATAAAATTGATAAAGGATATACTGCCTCAACAACTGCTACTACTGCCGGTGAAAGAGCATTAAGTGACCACGAAAAAGATCAAAATAAACAAAATTTAAATGACAGAATATTAAAAACTGATTTAGGTGAAGCAGCCAAGTATATTGAATTTGGTTCAGGATCAGGTTCTGCACAAAATTGGGCACAATTTTCTAGTAGAAATCCAGGATTAGCTAAGAATGTAACATTATTGGCTCAAGAATATTTTAAACAAACTAATAAAAAATTAATGCTAACATCATCTTTTCGTTCATATGACGAACAAAAATCATTGTATCAGGGTTGGCTTAAAGCAGGTGGTGGTCCTGGTAAACCAATGGTCTATGTTCCCGGTCACGGAAATGTAAATACTCCGGCAAATCCTGATGTAAAAGAAACTCCTCATATGAGTTCTACTGCGGTTGACGTTAGTAAGGATCAATTGGATTGGATGGAGGGTAGAGGAATACTACAAAGAGCAGGACTTAGACGCCCATATAGAAACGACCCGGTACATATTGAAAAAGCTAAGTTTGGTAAGAGTATGATACAAGGTAAAGAGATTGAAATGCACGGGCGTGAAGCATTGATTGAATTATTCAATGGAACTATCCCTATTAATCTGCCACCAGAATTTAAAGAAAATACATTTTCTGAGATTAGAAATACCATTAAACCCAAATCTACTATGCAATCATTTACATCAAAACAAAATACTGATAACAAAGATGACTTAGATTTAGAATTATTGAGTATGATTGACAGTCAATTTGATGATTTAATTACTAGTATGGATAAGAGTAATTTGTTGCAACATAGCATAAAAACATACATGGCAGCTTAAAAAGCTAAATACTTGATGGCATATAAAAAGCGTTTTTCCGATCCTAACCCAAACGGTGTTCTTAGTCCTATTTCTGGAAACAACAGTAATAAGGGTAGTTGGAACGGCGGTGGCAACTCTGACGGTGGTTACAATAATCAAGACTTTGGATACAAGAACTATCAAAGTCGCTTACCAGAAGTTTATACTGGTCACCCAAATCGTATTGAACGTTATAATCAATATGAAATGATGGACGTTGACGCAGAAGTTAACGCATGTTTGGACATCATTGCTGAGTTTAGTACTCAGAAAAACGAACATAACAATACACCATTCAACATAGAATTTAAAGAAGATCCAACTCCCCATGAAGTTGAAATCATCACTAAGCAACTACAACAATGGTGCAAATTAAACGAATTTGACACTAGAGCATTTAAAATCTTTAGAAATGCTATCAAATACGGGGATCAGGTTTTCTTACGTGATCCAGAAAACTTCAAACTATATTGGGTTGACATGACTAAAGTAACTAAAGTCATTGTTAACGAAAGTGAAGGTAAGCTTCCAGAACAATATGTTCTTAAAGATATTAATATCAATCTACAAAACTTAACAGTAGCACAGAAAGTCAGCACAGACTTTGCAACTAATCCAAGCACTGGTTTTGGCGGTACAGGTGGCGGAGGTAGTTCAGGTGGTTACTCAGTTCCAAGTAGCCCTACAGGTACTGCTGGTAGTCGTTTTGCATTGGGGTTGAATGAATCTGCAATTGATGCTAAACACATTATGCATTTGAGTTTGACTGAAGGCTTAGACCGCTTTTGGCCGTTTGGACAAAGTATCTTAGAAAATATTTTCAAAGTATACAAGCAAAAAGAATTGCTTGAAGATG